GGGGAAAAACGAGTATTTTTAGTCATCCTGTTTACCTCTTTCTCAGGAAGTTTAGTCTCCAGGATTCCCGGGGCGGTTCATTCGCAGAATATGTCGATGAAGCAACCAAATGACGAAAACGATCATACCCGAAGCATCAAGAGGCAAATGATTCATGAAAATCAAACATGAGCACATCCGCATGGCGATGAATGCCTGGGCATACCCTGATGGTGAGAAAGTTCCTGCAGCTGAAATAGCCCGGACTTATTTCGAACTGGGGATGACGTTCCCTGAACTGTACGACGACAGCCATCCGGAAGCCCTGGCCCGTAATACCCAGAAAATTTTCCGTTGGCTGGATAAAGACACCCCTGATGCTGTTGAAAAAATGCAGGCTCTGTTACCGGCGATCGAAAAGGCGATGCCGCCTTTGCTGGTGGCCCGTATGCGCAGCCACAGTTCTGAATATTACCGTGAGATCGTCGAACGGAGGGATCGGCTGGTGAAGGATGTCGATGATTTTGTTGCGTCAGCGGTTGTTTTGTATGACCAGATGAATCGCGGCGGCCCGGCAGGGAATGCTGTGGTGATGCACTAAAAGCACGGTGTTCGGGGGTTTTATGAGCAGCAAGCTTCATGGTCTTGTCTGGGAAGGGTGCGCCTTCACCGGCATGATCTTATCCAGGGTGGCGGTTATGGCCCGTCTTGCAGACTACAGCAATGACGAGGGCGTGTCATGGCCTGCCATTGAAACTATCCGGCGTCAGATCGGTGCAAGAAGTGAATCCACAGTGAAATCGGCTATTGCAGAACTGGCGAAAGAGGGCTGGCTGACGAAGGAAGAGCGTAAGGTCGGTGGGCGTAATGTAAGCAATATCTATCGGCTTAATGTGGAAAAACTCGAAGCAGCTGCGGCGGCGGCGCGTGAGTCATATAAACCGAAAAGAAAAATTAGCCCGGCAAAAAATGACCCGTTAACAGTTGACCCGTCAAATATTGACCCCTCAACGGTTGACCCGTCAAATTTTGATGGATCAACTGTTGATAAAAAACTGCCGATTAGGGGGGCGATGATTGACCCCGATCCGTCAGTATTAAAACCTGATCCGTCAGATAAAAGATCTTCTTGTCCGGACGCTTCGCAACCGGACCCGCAGACGGCTGAACAGGATTTTTTAACCCGACACCCTGACGCGGTTGTGTTCAGTGCGAAAAAACGCCAGTGGGGAAGTCAGGAAGATTTGGTGTGCGCACAGTGGATCTGGGGACGAATCGTGAGTCTTTACGAGCAGGCGGCCAGCGATGATGGCGAGATCACTAGACCGAAAGAACCCAACTGGACAGCATGGGCCAATGACGTTCGCACAATGCGGATGCTGGATGGCAGAACTCACAGACAAATTTGTGAAATGTTTGGGCGTCTCCAGCGGGATTCGTTCTGGGTAAAAAACATCATGAGTCCGGCAAAACTCCGGGAAAAATGGGATGAACTGGTTATCCGCCTGGGGCGTTCGCCTGCGCAGCGTTGCGTGAATCACATTTCTGAACCGGACACTGAAATACCGCCGGGATTCAGGGGGTGACGTGTCATGAAAAACATTGCGGCAGTTGGGGTTCTTGAACGTATTCGCAGACTTGCACCACAGGGGGCGGTTCCACCGTACCGGACGGTGGAGGAGTGGCGGGAATGGCAACTTGCTGAAGGACGAAAACGCAGCGAGGAGATTAACCGCCTGAATCATCAGGTGCGGGTTGAAAAAATCCTGAACCGTGCGGGCATCCAGCCGCTTCACAGGAAGTGCTCATTCGGGAACTACCGGGTGCAGAACGACGGTCAGCGCCATGCTCTGAGCCAGGCGAAATCCATTGCCGATGAATTGATGACCGGATGTACAAACTTCGTGTTCAGCGGTAAACCTGGTACCGGTAAAAATCACCTGGCAGCAGCGATTGGCAATCGGCTGATGGCGAAGGGGAGAAGCGTGATTATCGTCACCGTGTCCGATGTCATGAGCGTGTTGCATGACGGCTACGACAACGGCCAGTCCGGGGAAAAATTTTTACAGGAGCTTTGTGGAGTTGACCTTCTGGTCCTTGATGAAATTGGCATGCAGCGGGATACGCGCAACGAGCAGGTCACGCTGAACCAGATAGTCGACCGCAGAACGGCTTCGATGCGTAGTGTCGGAATGCTGACGAACCTGAATCACGCAGCGATGAGCACACTCCTCGGAGATCGGGTGATGGACCGTATGACCATGAATGGTGGTCGTTGGGTGAATTTTAACTGGGAGAGCTGGCGGTCAAACGTTGGACGTCAGGGTATGTGAGAATTTTTGACGAGGTAAATTTTCGATGGAAACTGTATTGCATGCACTGAAAGCGATGGGAAAAGCCAATTCTGTTGAACTGGCGGCGCGGCTTGATATCAGCCGTGAAGAAGTTCTTAACGAACTGTGGGAACTCAAAAAAAATGGCGTTGTTGATAAAACGGGTCACACCTGGTTTCTGGCTGTCGAAGGTGAAGCCGGGGTAACCGAAGGGCAGGCACTACAACCTGAAGCGCCGGATGTGGTAACCGAAGAGGTCGCTCCAAAAGTTACCGCAGACATGATGGTTGAGTTTATCGGTCAGGATGGTGCTAAAACGTGTGAGGAACTGGCGGGTAAGTTCGGCGTCAGTACTCGCAAGGTTGCTTCCACGCTGGCGGTGGTAACCGCAACGGGGCGGCTGGCACGCGTTAATCAGAACGGTAAATTTCGTTACTGCATGTCGGGGGGTAATTTACCAGCAGATCCGAAAGCCGCGCCGGTAACGAAAAATGATGGTAAGGCCTTTCCTCAGCCAGCAGGTGCTGCGTTACCAGTCCGGGAAGCCGCAACACAGGAAGAAATTAAAACAGAAACTGTGGCGGACATTGTGCAGCCGTTGCTATCGTTTACCGAAACGCAAGCAGATGAGCTGATTTTTCCGTCCCTGCGCAGGGCAAACCTGGCGCTGCGCAGGGCGAAAAGTGATGTTCAGAAGTGGGAGCGAGTCTGCGCCGCGCTGCGGGAGCTGAACAAGCACCGGGATATTGTTCGACAGATTACTGATTCTTCCCGCCGTGTTGTATCGGAAAAGTGATAGCCGGAGGCGCTTATGGCGAAACCTTTTACACACGAACAGCGTGAAGAACTGAAGGCCCGAATTATCGGGCTGGTACGCAAAAATGAACGCATGACGATATCACAACTGGAGAGAGCGACGGGAGCAGGCTGGCATTCAGTCAGACGTTGCCTTGTGGATGTACTGGCTTGTGGCGATTTATACATGCCCGGTAAATACGGTGTTTTTACATCAGAACAGGTGTATCGCGTATGGCGTAAGGCAGCGGAGAAAGCAACCGACCAGACATTGATTCGAAAGTTACCAGACGGAGAAATACGCCGCTACGACAGATAACAGAACATAATCTGTGGCGAGTGCCGGAAGAGTGAAGTTATGCTGCGTGTACTGGCGTTCTATCAGGGCAATTTTCAGGAGGCGGTACTGTGAGTGAATTAGCTATCAGGCTTCAATTGTCGCTGGCATTCGCATCAAAGGAGAATGAGATGACCACTTTTACAAAAGAGCAGTTAATCAGTCATGTTAGTGAAAATGTAAAGGCGATGAAATTTGCAGTAAAACAGACAGTATTCAAAAATTCTCTCGAGGCAATTGAGTTGGATTTAGCACTGGCCCTTGTTGCTCAGGCTTCGCTGGAAGCAGAGCCCGTGCTTTATATGAATCGATTTACCGGAAAGACATTCTCACTGGAAGAGCAACCCGGTGCTGATAAGGAACCGGAAATATACGTGCCGCTATATGCTGCCCCGCCAGACAGCGCCGCCATGCTTCAGGCTGGAAACTTTCGGGAAAATAAGGGTTCGTCAACCAATAATTTTCGGGAAATCTCGGAAACGTCAACAAACTATCCGGTAACTCCGGATGGTTGGATAAGCTGTAGTGAGCGAATGCCGGATGATGGTCAGCACGTAATTATTTTATGTGATGGCGCATTCGTTCTTTATGCGCAATATCGAGACGGTGAGTTTTTTGATGTAGTCCGTAATGGTGATGAATTTTTCGAAACACAGAGCCGCAATGTAACCGACTGGATGCCGCTACCAGAACCGCCGCAGGAGGTGCGCCAATGATCTGGCCTGAAGCCTTTGCAATTACAGGCGTTGCTATAGCTATTGATTTTTTAGTATATGTTATTTGTCGGTGGGGGTAAAAACGTTCGCCGGGATTCACACCAAAGGAGGGAATATGTCGGATGATATTTCACTGGCAATGGAAGGTGCTCTGGCTGTTATTGCTGTTGTGGGCGTTTACTGCCTGGTTGTGTTTTTGATGGATCGACTAGGGAACTGAATTCATTACGATATGGGAATTCCCATATCGGGTAAAAACGGTTTGCGGTAAAGCGAGAGTTAAGTAGAATTGCTGCGGGTGCTTGAGGCTGTCTGCCTCGGGCATGCCACCGTAAGGCAGACAGAGAAAAGCCCCAGTTAACATTACGCGTCCTGCAAGACGCCTAACATTAATCTGAGGCCAATTTCATGCTAGACATATGTAGGTTAGCCTCTTACGCGCCGAAAGGCAAGGAGAAGCAGGCTATGAAGCAGCAAAAGGCGATGTTAATCGCCCTGATCGTCATCTGTATCACCGTCATAGTGACGACACTGGTAACGAGGAAAGACCTCTGCGAGGTACGAATCCGAACCGGCCAGACGGAGGTCGCTGTCTTCACAGCTTACGAACCTGAGGAGTAAGAGACCCGGCGAGGGAGAAATCCCTCGCCACCTCTGATGAATCAGGCATCCTCAACGCACCCGCACTTAACCCGCTTCGGCGGGTTTTGTTTTTTCCTGGCATTCTGGTTTACAATTCGCACGCCAGCCTGAACAACTGGCACCTGCTGCGCCAGCAGAGACAACCGATGGCGCACGATACCAAATTATACAATTCTGATGATTCTGCCGTCTTTGCCAGCAGGCGCGGACGGTGTTTTCACGCATTCAAATCTGACTGGTACCAGCATCCCCCATGCACTGAAGAACAGGCCGAATGGCTCATTCAGTGTTACCGCAGGCGCGGATGCGAGGTTAAAAAAGCCCTTAGCCTCGACTACCGTCACTGGATAATCTCCGTCAGGCTCCCTTACTCCGAACGGCCACCGCGTCCGTCCCGCACATTCCAGCAACGGATCTGGAGGTAATGTGCGGGTATTACTTCGACCTGTTCTGGTACCGGAACTCGGTCTGGTTATCGTTAAGCCAGGCCGTGAATCAATGTCAGCATTCCATAACGGCAGAATACTGGTGGAGCCGGAACCAAAAAGCATGCGAGCTCTGCCGTCCGGGGTTGTACCTGCCGTTCACCAGCCGCTGGCGGAAGATAAATCACTACTGCCATTTTTCAGCGATGAGCGGGTGAGCCGTGCTGCGGGTGGCGCTGGTGCACTGTCTGACTGGTTATTACGTCACGTGAAATCCTGCCAGTGGCTACACGGTGATTATCATCACAGCGAAACCGTCATTCACCGTTACGGTACCGGCGCAATGGTGTTGTGCTGGCACTGCGACAACCAGCTGCGTGACCAGACATCCGAATCACTCGAGCAACTTGCTCATCAAAACCTGTCAGCATGGATGATTGACGTCATCGGTCACGCAATAAGCGGTACGCAGGAGCGTGAATTATCTCTGGCTGAATTATCCTGGTGGGCGGTCCGCAATCAGGTGGCGGACGCGCTACCGGAAGCGGTATTACGTCGTTCGCTGGGGTTGCGTGCGGAAAAAATCCGCTCCATGTACCGTGAAAGCGACATCGTACCGGGAGAGCAGACCGCCACCAGCATACTGAAACAGCGCACAAAAAATCTTGCGCCGCTGCCTCACGCCCACCAGCAACAGAACCCACCACAGGAAAAGACGGTGGTCAGCATTGCCGTTGATCCTGAGTCTCCGGAATCTTTCATGAAACGACCTAAACGTCGCCGCTGGGTTAACGAGAAATACAC